CGTACGGTTCTGAGGGGGGAAGAGGGCAGTAATGCCCTTGACCTACCCGATGATTCTCCGGTATATACTATTGGGGAAAGTATGCCCTACTCTCGCCTTAATGATGTGGAAGAGAAACTGGAGTCGATTACGTATAAAGGGCATACTTATGTTGGAGGCGGAGGTAGTAGCATATATGTGATTAAGACCAATGATTCTACTGCCCCATCGGACAGTAACGTATTTTCGGCAAAACGGTCACTTGCAACATTATTGAGAAAGGACAAGGAAGACCAGACAAACTATCTCATTAAGCTTCTTGGCGGTATCATATCTCCTTTCCTGGAATCAATTGACTTCGTGACCGGTATGATGGGTGCTGGTATGTCATTCTCTTCAGAAAAGGGCGGCGAGTCTGTCGGATGGATTGACAAACTGTACGTGCGCAAGAAAGCTATCTTCCAGTTACTTTCAATAATGGAGACCGAGCTGGCCGGAGCTTCCTTCATGTTCAACGCCAGCGGGGCCAGAGCAACGATTACTAAGGTCGAGTTTATAGAAAAAAAAGGAATTCGTTTCAAGGATGGTAAAGGAGTCAAGTTCTCAGACGGGAAAAGAGGTTACTCATCTCCTGGAACTTATGGTTCTGTTTATCGCTGTTACTTCCTTGCAGATGATGGTGAGAAAGCCATAGAAAATCGTTTTAAGCCAGGGAATTTAGTACGCTCACAGTCCTTTAATATTAAGGAAGGCGCGTATGACGGCGTATCCAATCACTATTGGTGGCGTCTGGTGGAAAATGTTGGTGATAACTGGATAGATGTATCCGTGAATCATTGTGACGAAGGAAGCGATATACCCAAAGTGGGTGACGTGATGGTACAACTTGGAGACATAGCCGACCCGGACTATCAGGCTGCAATCGTGTTGTCTGCATACGGAGACGGTGCGCCTTCTCTTACCTTCTATCAGGGGATAAGTTCTTACTCCCTCTCAGGGAAAGATATAGTTTCAATCGGATATGATCGTCTAACTAAAGAAGGATACTTTAATGTTTATGGAAAGACATATATCGGTAATAGGGACAAGACAAATTATATCAGACTTGCTTCTGGAGAAATAGAGGTACGTGCAGCAAGAATATTGTTGTCAAATGGTGAAAGCGTTGTAGATGTAGCAGAGAAAAATATCTCAATTAAACTTGGTGCTACGGGTATTGACATCGAAAAAAATGAGATTGTTATTTCTTCAGATAAGTTTAAAATTAAAAGTTCTGAAGGGAAAGGAATAGCCGTGTTTACGGTTAAAAATGGGAAACCACTTCTTCTTACAGAGTGCATAGATGTAAACTCGTTAAAAGTGAAACATCTGGATGGTGCGGACGGTACATTTTCGGGTGAACTGAAAGCCGCTAAAGGTACTTTTTCCGGAACAATATCTGCCGATGGTGCTAAGATTGGAGGTTTCACTATAGACAACGGTTCCTTGAATTGGAAGGGAAGGGATTTTTTCGGCAATGATAGCAGGAGTATACGGATTGGTGTTCCTACGGATGATAACAGTGGTATGATTGACATAAATTTCAATGGTGCGACTGACGGGAAATTTGGGGTTAAAGTAATTGGAAGCAATGACGGTGGAGCATGCATCTATGCTTCAAGGAACGGTACTAGCAAGCCACATAGTTCTAATACTTATGCCGGATATTTTGACGGAGGAGTACATGTAAACGGAAATCTTTATACCAATACGATATTGTCTAATGAGTTCGGTACCGGATGGTCATTGCAAGCCGATGGATCATATACATACAAAAAAGGAGCAACGAGAACAATATCATGGACTATACAGAATGGTTCGATACCTTCAACGTATAAACTGGTTTTTGAAAATGGAATTTTAGTCGATTAATCATGAAAATAGATTTTAAGAAATTTAAGAAGTACACGAAGATAGATAAATCCGATTTCGTGGAGATTGATGTCAGAGAAATGTTTGCAGATAACATTTTCAATGTGACAGGAGTTGGTATTGCTGATTTAAAATTGGCTGAGAAAATTTTTTCCAGCGATGACGATACCGAATTTTCAGATGATGAAGTTAACAGGGTAAGACATCATGCAGCGTCGCTTCTTCCATGGTTTCTTGCTGGGCTTAATGATGCAATGAGATAATTATAATATACAATGTTGGTAATATCATTAATAACTATAAATTAAAAACAATTATGGCAGCAGAAGAAGATTTTGTATTAAGCTTTACAGGTGAAGAAACTGACAATCTATTGAAACATACAGAAAGTATGAAGAATCAGACAACGGAAGAAGATGGTGAAACGGTACAGGTGTACGATACAAACGGCGTGCCGCATAAGGTGTCGAAAACGGAACTTTTGAAGAAGTCTACACTGGCTCTCCCAGCTTTGGAAGACATCTCCAGTTTTGTGGCCGTGAATGCCGCCGGAAATGCCGTCGGAGTAATGACAAAAGAGCAGGTTGCGTCAGTTCTGGCGGAACTTATGGGTGGATTTATAAGGAGAAGTCAAGTATCAAAGTCTTTTGATTCATGTATAAATCAGGGTGTTTACACGATAAACAAATCGACTTTCCCGTCGGCAATAAATTACCCTCCAGGAATGGTATATGGACTTTTAATCGTGTTTAGTTCAGCAAATGGATGGATTTCACAGTTCGCTCATAATCTAGAGAATAACACAATTCACACAAGAATAAGAAATGAAAGAGGAAGTTGGACCGAATGGAAACAGTTATAACTGTTTCCAAACGTTCTAGCTATTCTATTTATTCTCATTACATCTCCTGCCTACCTGAAATCCTTTATGGCGTTATTTTTTTCCATGGGGACCAACTTCCACCATATAAGGTGCGTATATAACTTTCTCCAGATTCTATGCTTGATACAAGCTGTGTTTTATAACCATAATCTGTTCCACCTCCGTATACTATCATTGTACCAAAGTTTAGTGGTATATTAGTAAATGTCGGGCTATTTTGTTGAAAATCGTATATGCCTATATCTTTGTAATCGTCTGCATTACCTGAAATACATTGCAATTTTTGTTTTAGACATATATTAACCCCCATAAGTTCCGCCAGTGCTAAATCTGCCTGGCGGAACTTATGAATGGAAATAACTTGTTTCCATTCATGGTAAAAGATTTTTTGTATATAACAAACAGAAATAGCATTGATGAACTTAACGATGTTGTGGAGTCCGGCATGTATATGATTATTCCAGGTTCGGATACCTACGGAACTCTGTTAGTTTTTCAAGCAGGAGTTGGAGCTGCTGGAGCAACTGTCCAGCGTTACTTTCATCCTTCAGGATTAAATATTACAAGAATTAAAAATTCAAATAGCGAAAATTCTTGGGCTCAATTATAACTCAATCCACCCTCTCCATGTACCGTCCACCTTTGCTCTCCAATATCGTTTAATTGGATACATCGAGAATGCTTCCTGATACATATAGGCCGGAGAAGCAGGGTAAGTTTTAACTATGAATGTAGCATTGTTCTCTAAAATATTTCCATTGTATATATCAGTAGACAGAATATCTATATCATCTATGTTGGACACTCCAGAATTATCACCCTGGCTGAATTTAGCAGCGGGGTGAAGCCCCGATTTTTCTAATGTTGCAATCCCAATAAGTTCCGCCAGTGCTAAATCTGCCTGGCGGGACTTATTGATTTCCCGTTCAAATATAGAGACCGTGTCGATATTAATACGGATGCAAATTCACTAACAGAATCAGGGTTTTACGCCGTATATTGCTACGGAGAAGATATTTCATCAAAACATTATCCGATACAACTTGGACATATTATTGTATTCCGCGATGGTGCTGGTGGTTCAATATCTCAAATCGCTGTTGGAGATAATAGTACATCATACACAAGAATGAGCTGGGGTATTGATAACTGGAGCGCATGGAGACAACTAAGCTGATTAACCGATTTGTTTCCATCCAAACCAGTAGTCCCAAAGAACACGAAAGTATAATCCATTCATTGAACTGAATGCAAATTGACATCGGACATTACCAGACGTAAAACATACGGCAATTCCATAATCGTATGTTAGTCCAGATGGTATGTTTAATGTGCTTGGTGAAAATCTGGCTATACCTAACCCCATACTGTTAAGGTCTGAGACAGACCTTCCAATAAATCCATCCTTAGATAATAATCCATCTTTCTCTTCGGTTGCCACTCCAATAAGTCCCGCCAGGACTTATGGGTATGAATGAAAACAACTGAAATAAAGAAAGCTGTATTGAAAATTATTTGAGTGGTAGAAATTGGGTAGAAAATAGTAACTAGCTTGCTTATTCTACCCGGCTTCTACCAACTTACTGACAAGGCGTGTCAGTCGATTTGAAACCTTTTATTCTTTGTTCGTTTTTATATCATTTACCTTCGCTGAAAAAGGATGGTAAATGAGTAGTTTTGTGTGTGAAATAGTAGTTACGCCCATGAGCGTGTTCCATTAAGTTGGGATGCGCTTATGGGCATTTTTTGTTTAATCTAAAACCTTAGTAAGATGAAAAGATTCGTTTTCATGATGGTCGCACTGCTGATGTGCGTAGTGAGTGTTTTCGCGGAGACTTCCGTTAGTGTAGAACCTTCCGTTCCGGAGTTCCTGACCGGATTTGCCAGCTTCACCGGGCTTGTTACGGTCGTGGTTCCTGCTGTAGTAGGATTTATCGCTTCGAAGCTATCCAATCCTATGAACAAGTGGGTGACTATGTGGGTGACAGCAGTTGTCGGTATGCTTGTTACTTTTTTCAGCTGGTGGATGAATCTCGGTTTTCCTCCTGCAGATGCAAGTGTCTGGGTTGTGCTGATTGATGCGTTATTTGTCGCCCTGGCATCTACTGGTATCGTGTCGGTTGTAACAAGTGAATGGCTGTCCAGGTTGTTCGGTGGTAAGGTAAATAAGGAGTGATGCAGAACCTTATAACCGTCATAGCCCCGCAGATTCTTGTTGCCGGGGCTTACTCCTTTGTAGGAGAGATAAGAAGCGTTGTCTTTGAGCTTCGCTGGATGCTGGTCTTCATTGTAGCCATGATTATAGCGGATTTTGTCCTTGGTATCATTGACAGCGTGGTCAAGCGAGGAGAGGATTTCCGCTTTTCCAGAGCAGGCCGCCGAACGATGTGCAAGTTCATCGAATATAATTCGTATTTAGTGTTGGGATTCGGTTTTGGTGTTGCTATTCTCCAGCCTGTAGGTATTTGTTCCTATACGACATCGTCAATGTGCGGACTGGGGATAGCTATTGTATTTGAATTTGATTCAATCATGGAACATGTATGTGAAATTCACGGAATCAAGAACAAGGTTTCCATTAAGCGCCTGCTGGTGGGCTACATTAAAAAGAAGTACACAACGGCTGGCGAAATTATCGAAAAAGTTACAAAGGATGAAGAAGACAGATAGACGCCTGATAGCGGAAATCATCTACTCCGTAATCATAATATTACTTATGACAATAAGTTTCATGACCTAGTTGATATGAGAAAGATAAGGATAGGGAAAGATATATACTTCACCTGGCAGATACTCACGAACAAGGAGCCTGTTCCACTGGAAGGAAGGGACTTGAAACTCATGCTGAAGAATCCTCTAGGCAGATTTCTCGATTTCCATTTTGAGATATACCAGGGAAACAAGCTGAAATTTACTTTTCATGGAACAGACCACAAACACCTTGGTACGTATTCGCTGACTTTGTGGGAGAACTATGGTAAGGAAGGACAGACTGCCGTTGACATGTGTGAGGCTTTCAGGCTTGTTGCAACAACTTGTGAAGAGGACAGCATAAGTGTCCCTAACCTTGAAATGGCCACCGTCAACCTTGGTGCTTCTTCCATTGACATATCAACCGGTGGAAGCATTCCCATTCCCGATGCGCCAAAAGACGGGAAGATATACGGCCGGAAGGATGGAGAATGGGAGGAGATAACAGAAGCAGTATGGAATGAAGAAACAAACAGTTAAAATCAGACTTTTATGGCAACAACAAAATTAAAATTCTACAGGGGCTTAAAGGCCCGTTATGATGCAGCGTCAAAACATCTGGATGCTATCTATTTTGCAACCGACACCAAAGAACTGTTGATGAACGGTGTGAATTATGGAGGAAGCGGTGTCACAGATGTCAGTTTTGACAAAGGCAGCAATAAACTTATCGTTACCAAATCATCAGGCAAGACCGAATATGATCTGACGGAACTCATCAGGTTCAAGACATCATTGCCAGACAGCCTTGCCACTCCTTCGAAACTGGGAGGTCTTCCGGCTGGGACAAAGGTCGAGACCTTGAAGACAAAGACGCTGAGCCAGATTTTCGAGGATATTCTCTTTGAGGAAATCCAGCCGACGGTACAGGCACCAAGTGCAACAATATCATTCAAGTCTCCTTTTACCGCCAACAAGATTCTGGAGGTTGGTGAAAGCGCACCTACCTCAGAACAGATTCAGACAGGATTTAACCGTGGTAATTGTACGGTTGTTGGCCAGGCAAACAAGAACCGTGCAGGAGAACTTATCTCCGATGACCAGTCTTTCATCTATGTAGGAAACAGTACAAGCAACAAGACATTGCCGACGAAAGTTACACTCGGTACGATGCAGTACAATTACCAGGCTCATCATGGCGCAGGTGACACCTTGCTCACTTCAAAAGGAAACAAGGCGACCGTGTCCCCTAATCCGCTTCCTGAAGGTACTGTGAAATCAGGTGCTGTCTACCTTTATGGTACCTATCCGTTTTACTGTAATGGTTCTTCAGCTTCTACCTCTGCCGGAGATACCAATTTCCCGTCTGCCGCAGCTCCTGATACAAAGCTTCCGCTGCAGAAATGGACTGATACATTAATTGGAGCGAAGTTTGCTTCTGAAGCAGCAACCGGAACCCGCCTTGAATTCTACTTCCCTTCAGAAAAGAATGTATCAAAAGTCGAGTTCTATAATACGGTGTCCGGAAAGTGGGAAGTCTTCGGAACGGACAAGTACACCGTATCTGATGCAGGAAACAAGACCGTACAAAGTGTTCAGATTGCATACAAGAAGCTGACAACGACAGGTGCCATGTCCGGTGCATTACAACTTCGCTTCACAGTTTCCGATGCCGGGAAAAAACTTGTAGACGAGCCGGACACATATAATGGCGAGGAAATTACGGATGAAGTGATAGCCATGCTTGCACGAAACAGCCGTGAAGTTCCCTTTGCCATGCCGATGAACAATGTCATGCCGATGGCTTCGACAACAGGAAACCGTCCTGCGGGTGTTGCTTCCTTTGCCGTGAACTTTGAGCCTGGAGGACAGGCGCCACTGGATGCCCGTCAGCTTGTTCCAAACAAGAAAGACCTTATTGCCGCAGCTACCTATTCAGGAAAGAATACTTATAACGGCATGTTGGTCGTTGTTGGAGATAACGGGGACGGCAAACCGGCTCTGTATGTCCTGAAGGACATGACAAAGATTACCCAGGCTGATTATGGCGGATGGATTCGTCTTGACGTCGGTGCACAGACACTCATCCAGATTATCAATGACCTCACAACGGGCGGGACTAATAAGGCACTTTCCGCCGAGCAGGGTAAAGTTCTGAAAGGTCTGGTTGACACACTGACAAACAAGGTCAACGCGCTTGGTGCCGTATATGTGCCAAAGGGTACTCTGGCAGACCTTAGTGCCCTGAAAGGGGTGTCTTCTGTATCGAAAGGCCACGTATATAACGTTACGGCAGAAGTTACCCTGAACGGCAAGAAATATCCGGCTGAAACGAACTTCGTCTACATCGGAGAAACGGCCAATCAGGCAAGTGTGGAAACCAACTGGGATTCCTTGGGTGGTACGGTCGATTTGACAGCGTATGCAAAGAAAGCTGACCTCGAAGGATTTCTTACCGAAGAGGATTTGGCTGGATATGCCAAGGCTGTAGATGTGGCGAACACCTATGCCACAAAAGCTGCACTGAGTGAGGCTATCGAAGGGCTTTCCTCCACTTATGCGACCAAGGCTGAACTGACCAGCTATGCAACGAACGAGACTCTGAAGCAGTATGCCACTAAACAGGATCTTGATGATGCGTTTGCATGGAATGAGGAAACCGAGTAATAATATGTGGGGGCTTTGTATCAGAGCCCCCCATAAATCCCAATGACATGGCGAAAAAGAGATTCAACAATTATTTGAAATATGCCACCTTCAAGAAAGAACTGGAAGCCGGTAACATATTGCCTGATTCCGTTTCCTACATCAAGGAGATACGGGCTATCTATACCCATGGGGAATATTATGGCAATGGCTGCATATCCAGCGTGAATGCTGGTACGGGTGAGGTCAGTGCCGAGCTTCTTCCGAACGTGTTCCATGTGTTCGGAGAAGTATCCGTACTTAACGTCACATTTGGAAAAGGCTTTCCAGGCATTGCCAATGAGTACATGTTCCAGTTTTCAAGTGGTGTTACGCCTACCGTCCTGAATCTTCCTGAAGGTGTGAAATGGATAGGAAGCAGTGTTGTCAGGGCCAACAGGACGTATCAGGTAAGTATTCTTAATAATATAGCTGTGATGGGAGGTACTTTATGATTTTGTTAAGACGCAGATTGCTTATACTGGCGGCCATGAATAATGGACTGCCTAATATGCCGATTCGGTTTAAGACCGGCGAAAGGGCGGTATTCAGTGACGGGAAGCATGGATATTTTTCGATGGACAGAAGATTTGTTCGTGATAAGAACATGTCACGAATGTATTTCAAAGACGGGAAACGGATTAGTGTGCTGAAGAAAAGGAACTGAACTAAAATAAAATAGGAGTGCCACTGCACTCCTTGTAATAAATTTTTTATTAACCATCCTACCATTGGCAGAACTCCACAAATATAGATGTAATTTTATTATGAACAAAATAGATTCAATAATAATTCACTGCTCAGCCACACGTGCCGGGCTGGACATAGGTAAAAAGGAGATTAATCAGATGCACGTATCCCGTGGCTTTCAGTGTATTGGGTACAACTACGTTATCCGGCTGGATGGTACGGTAGAAGTTGGCCGTTCGCTCACTATTGACGGGGCGCACTGTAATAGCAAGGGATTCTCAGGTGTGTCGTACAACAAACATTCAATTGGTATCTGCTATGTGGGCGGTCTGGACGCGCACGGTAAGGCAGCTGACACCCGAACACCGGAACAGAAGAAAGCGTTAGCCAAACTGATTAAGGAGCTTTGCGGAAAGTACCAGATTGTCGAGGTGCTGGGGCATCGTGACACATCGCCTGACCTGGACGGTGATGGTATCGTGGAACCTGAAGAGTGGACGAAGATGTGTCCTTGCTTCGATGTGCGGAGCGAATATCCTTTTGTCCCTGAAATCGTTGTGAAGCCATGAAGTTATACGAATACATAATGGATAAGGTGAGCTGGTGTATTACGCTGGCTCCATTTATGTGCCTCGTTCTCATTTATTCCTGCCAGACAGTGAAGTATGTTCCGGTTGAAACCAAAGCTGATAGCGTGGTAATAGAGAAATTGGTTGAAGTACAGATCCCTCCTGACAGTGCCACCATCCGGGCGTTGTTAGAGTGCGACGAGAACGGGAAGGTCGTACTGAAATGGTTGGACATCGCAAACAGTAAGAACGCTCAGGCGCAGCTTACCATTGATAGCCTAGGTAATCTACTGGCGAAGATGAAAACTCAGCCGGATACGGTTTACCTTCCAGCGAAGGAAGTGGTTGTTTCCAAAAAGGAAAAAGTTCCTTACCCAGTAGAAAAGGAACTTACTTTATATCAAAAGATAAAAATTAGACTTGGTGAACTCTCATTTATTGTAATTATAGTGATAATAGGATTATTGGTGCTTAAAATATTCAAGAAGTAGTATATTTGTAGTTAATGCGGAAAATACATTAAACTACAAATTATGAGAAGATTGAAGAAGTATATAAAAAATGAAAGATCATGGATAATTACCATATCAATAATAGCATTCTCTATTTTATGCTGTTTTTTTATTTCAGAAAGGAGTAAATTTCATTGGGGTGATTTTGGAAGTATCCTTGGAGCTATTACAGGGTTAATAGCATTTATCGGAGTATTATACACATCAAAACAAAATAAACAGCAGTTTTTGAATAGTGAGGAAAGATCTACATTCTTTGAAATGCTTAAAATATTCATTTCTTATCGTGATTCATTACGTGTAAAAAAAATAGATTGGAAATATGATAAAACACTTCATGATTGGAACATTATTCAATATGAGGAATTTTGTACTACTGAAAAGACTTATCAACAAATAACTTTTGAATTATGTTGTATATTTTACGTAGAAATAAGAAATAATATACCAAACTATTTATCCAAAGAGGAATTCGCAAAAGAAATCATTCCATCAAATAGATCTACAATACAATGGTATTCTTCATACAATTATTTAGCAATTGCTATAAATAATATTTATAACGGATATAATTGGAGTAAATCTGGAGGCGTTGTTAATCAAATACCTATTAATTTAAATACATACGATTATATTTGCTTAATAGCTATAAGAACTTATCTTAAACAGAATAACTTTAAACCAATAATAGAAGCTATATCGAAAACTGCTGACTTTTGTTTTTCTAAATATATAAATCAACTTGGTACATATTTTAGAAACGCTTATTATATTCTGGAAATGGTCTCAGGATTCAACTATCCTAAAAAGTATTCAGATATATTCCGTGCTCAATTATCAAAAGATGAACTCGTACTTTTATTCTTTAACTCTTTTAGTTCTTTGTCAAACAACAAAACCCGACAATTATATTTAGATGCAGATTTATTCAATAACCTTGAACTAAAAGATATAAGATTGAAAGAAAATATAAATAATATATCACGTATGGAATACATAAGTTTCCCTTCAACTTTACAACAAAATCCAGTTAAGAACGAATATGTATCTTATGAGTTTCTAAGCAGATTATATAAATCCATAGATATAAAAAATGATTAGTGCTTACATATAAATACTTACATTGTAATTACTATGTTTTAAATTTAAGATTGTAGCCATTCTGATATACAATATTTTCCAATAATTATATACAACTTTTCTGGGAAATTATATACATCTTTGCAGTGTAGAAGTTTGCTTTTATTGCAAACGAAAGCCCCAACCAGATTAATATCCGGAAGGGGCTTTTATTGACTTATACTTTAGGCTATTTTACATTAAAAGATACAAGCACTTCACGCGGTTTACCCTTGTAAAATTGATATACATAGCACTCCACCATTTCGCCTTTGTACTTTTGGAGTCTCTTGTATAAATACTCCTTCACTTCAACCTTACGAGAGAAGTAAAGATTCTGTTCGCTAAAGACAGGTTCATCTGCCCCAACCCAAGCTTCTAACGAGCATGGGCATTTGTTGATAATTCTTTTCATATTACAATAAATATTATGTAGTGGCTCCATTGCCTCATACATAACATAACAGATAAAGTGTCAGACAAATTACCCTCTCATCATCATAATATCAGACCTCAGTTCGATATATTCTTTGTACTTTTCCGGGTTGTTCACGTAATCAATCACACGAGATATGGCCATATCAGCCTGTTTCTGCCGGACTTTGGTGTAGTATCGTATAACTCCTTTTGATTTGTCTGAGTGGCCTAAGCAGTAGTCTATTATCCCGTCAGGAATACCTATTTCAGAGGCGTACTGAGCGAAAGACTTGCGGGCCGAATAAAATGTAACACGTTCATCAATATTTAACTCTTCAGCCAAATCTCCAAGAGAATACGTAACATACTGAGAAAAGTTGTGATATGTGAATTTATACCCAAAATCAAGTTTCCCCGTCCTTTTATCCATCCACCTGCATATTATCTCTCTTGCTTGAGACGGTATTGTAAATGTGATTACACTATCCGACTGCATTCGCCCTTTAGTCTTTGAGCGTGAATATTCCAATACATCTTTTCTAAAGTCTGTTTGCATAATGTCTATAAGATTCATCCCTCCCAAGTAAAAGGAAAGGCAAAAAAGGTCACGTGCCATAATCAGCTTTCTCTTTTCTGGTGAAGATTCACGAATCTTGTTAAAATTCTGTACTGTCAGATCAAGCTTCCTGATAGGGGCTGCAGATATTCTAGTCGTTACAAAAGGATGTATATCGTAAGATATATTCCACTCTCTTATCGCTCTATTGACGACAGATTTCATTTGGGCAAGCATTGTGTTTACTGTAGTTTCAGTCACTTTCCGCTTCCGTATGAATGCGGCAAAATTCTGGACTAGTGACGGGGTTAAATCAGAGAGAAGTATGTCACCTCTTGCAAAGTCACGAAAATATCTCCCCACCCTTTCAATAGATAATGCGTATGAATCTCTTCCCTCAGACTTGAGATAGTCTACAAAATTGCTACATGCTGATGAAAAGGTTTGCTCATCGGAAAGATTGTCTGTAGAAATGATTTCTTTAATTTGCCGGCAGGAATAAAGTTCAAGATGTTTTATTGAGTCCAGTTTCTCTTGAAGGTCATCAAGGATGTTCCTAAGTTTCCGGTTTATCGCAGATGCCTCTGGATGCTTCACGACCTGACCGTTCTTAAACTGGTTCTCTGAAATAATGAATCGTGTGACGATATATGTTGTTTCATGCTTGTGACGGAGTGCAATTCTTATCTTATGTCTTCCGTCTTTTAATGCTTTTGCCTTGAAAATGGTAAGTGATAGAGTTGCCATAATGATTAAAAAATTTAAGGATACTCCAGGGATACTCAC